GCCCGTCGTTCAGGTAGCGCACCAGTTCGTTGACCGGCCACCGAACCGAGGTGTTGTCTTGCAGCGTCTCGATGCAGCGGCGGATGATGGATTGAGCGGGAATGGGCATGTCAGAAGCTCCTCATGTTTACACTCATCGACGACACGACGCGACCGCGAAGCGCCTCCAGACGCGCAGCGTTGACCTGGCCTCGAAACTTCTGCATGAGGACAACCGCCTTGGCTTCGTTCGTGAACGACTGGCCGGCAGTAGCCATGATGCGTGCTGCGGCGCCGTCAACAATCGCGTCCGCCCACTGGTCAAACAGCGATGAATGGAGTTGAGTGGCAACCCGTGTCGGGCGGAGCGCAACCCGAAAAGTCAGACCCAGCGGGTCGCTCTTGTCGGGTGTCGGGAACAGGAACGCTGTTAACACCTCGTCGACATCCCGAGTATAAAAGTACTGGGGCGTTCCTGCGAGCGACGGAGCCGTCGTAACGGAAGTGCTTGGCACGGGCACCAGCGACCTCGTGCCGCAGACCGCCGACAGCACCTGCACAAGCGCCGTCTGCGTAGGAAGGTCGAACTCGTACTGGCTAACACCAGCGGTTACCGGCGCGGCATCCAGATTAGCCTGAACGCACAGCGATTTCTCGCAAAACTCGATGGCAGCATCAACCACGGCCTGAGCAGCGAACGGCTCAGGGCACCCCAACACTTGGGGTAGCAGCCGTGGAAAGAACTGGGTTACAGGAACCATGACGCCACCTAAAAATGGCCCAGCACTGGGCTGGGCCATTCTACCTGCTAACTCACTACCCTATCAAGCAGCGATCATCAGAGCCAGGGCTTCGGGCTTGACCACCTTGAAGCCGTAGACGTTCAGCGAGCGGATGAAGTCGCCGAAGTCGTTAGGGTTGCGCACAGTCTCCATCTTGGTGATCTGCGACGCGAAGGTGATCGCGCTCTTGTGGCCGGCGATGATGGCCCTGCGCTTGGCCACGGTGCCCGTGGTGGTGATGCTGTTCTCAGCACCGTCACCCGACACCCAGGGGGTGGCGGTACCGGCAGCGCCTTTCGGCAGTTGGTTCGACACGTAGACCGTGAAGCGGTCGATGGTGCCGATCTTGCCGTTGCGCACCGGGCTGGTGGAGTCACCGGTCGAGTAGGCTTTCGCCAGCTCGCTCTGGAACAGCAGCGCACGGGTCGCCGGGTCGATAACCAGCCAACGCTCCGTTTCCGGCACGTTCTGCTCATCGAGGATCGACGCCAGCTCCAGCACCTTCTGGACCACGTTGGCGGCGGTCAGGGTCACCGGCGAAGCGTCGGTACCCATGTTGTACGCGCCCGACTTGGCACCAGCGGTAGCGCCCTTGTTCGCGGCAGCACCTTGGGTGAAGGTGTTGTAGATCACGTTCGAGTCGATGGCGATGCGCATCTGCTCGGCGGCGTCCGCAGCGAACATGTCCATCAGGTCCGGCTTGGCCTGGTACTCCAGCACATCATTGATCTGGAAGGCGAAGTACTTGCCCTTGTCAATGATGAGTTCCTGCACGTCAGGCGTCGGAACCTGGTAGCTGACGCCACCGCCGACGGTGTAGTTCGACACCGAGATGGTCGGAGCGGTGTTGATGACGATCTTGTCACCCATACCGCTGATCTCGCCTTGCCAGTTGGTGTTAGCGATTTCGCCGTACACCGAGGCGGCGTAGAACTTGGCGTTCAACTTCGCCGACCAGACGGTCGGAATGAAGTTGCCGGAGTACGGCGGGTTGGTGTTGAACGGGGACTGAACCGGGAAGACGGCGTTGGCGTCGCGGATAACGGCCATTTTGAGACTCCTTCGAACTTAAAGACCTCCGCCGTCTCCTCGGTCAGCGAACCCGACCTTCGGCGATGGCGGCGTTGATGACTGCCTCCAGGCGCTGAGCCTCCTGCTCACGACCGCGATACTTGCCACGAGCCACGTCGTTGTAGAACTCCTGAATCTGCTTCTGGGTCACAACGGGTTTCTCGTTAGGCGTCGGCGGCGTGCTGGCGGCGCTTGCCTTCGGGCTAACCTGTTTCCCCACGGGGTCGGCCTTGGGTGCCTGCGGCTGGAGCGACAACCACGCCTTGAAGACGGCGGCAGCTCGGTCTGCGTTCAGCGTCTGCTGAGCCACGTTCAGAGCGGCCTGGCGGGGATGGCCGTACACCGGGTCGACCTCGCCAAGCCAATCGAGGAACGCTTGGTTGGCGTTGACTTCTTCCCAGTTCGGGACCAGCTTGGTCAGTCGGTCGAAGAACGCCTGCTCCGCCGTCACCGCAACCGTCTGGGTCGTCCCCTTCAGTTGCTGCTCGATGGTGGTCAGACGCTGCTCAAACGCGGCTGCCTGCGCTTCAAGCTTCTTGGCCACGCCACCCAGCATACGCTCGGCGACGCGTCGCACCATGTCCACAAGGTCTTCGCCAAAGGCTTCGACATCCTTGGGGTCTGCCACCGGTTGGGGCTCCTCCTTGGGCGCAGCGGGCTTGGCAACCTCGTTGATCCGGGTGACGGCTTGTGCCAGTTGGGCCTTAAGCTCGTTCACCTCAGCCTGCAACTTGGGGACATCCGAGTTGTACTTGCCCTGTAGGGTCTTGTACTTGTGTTCCCAGTTGTCGGCGGGTTGTGCCTGCGGGGCCGGGGGAGTCACAGCCTGCGGCTGCGGCTCTGCTTGCGGCATATCGGTCGGCTGGTTGACTGCTTCGACGGCGGCCTCCTGTGGCTTGTTCATGTCAGCCAGAAGGGCCTCTGCTTCGGCAACTTGAGCCTGAATCGCTTTGGGCAATGCCATTGAGTTTTCTCCTGAAGCCAATCGGCCTCTCAGGTTGCAAAGTCCGGCAGGCGTATGGCGGCGCTTGTGCCGGGGCTAGGGATTACCGATCCATTGCGGCGGGGGACTTGTCCAGAAGGTCTTGGATGTGCTGCAAAAGCTGGGCTCTACCTTGAGCTTTGCGAAGCTGTTCTACATCCGTGTTCTGCACAAGCACTCGTAACTCTGCATCGAGCTTGAACTGCACCCAGTTTCGAAAATGCTGGTTTCGCGCTAACAGGGCGAACAGCTCAGTCTCGTCTTGTCTATTCATTGTTATTAGATTCTACAGCAATGTCAAGTTCCTTGGGGCTGGAACTGGTCCTCGACGGGGGCGCCATTCATCAGCTCCTGGCCGTTGCCTTGTGGCTTCTTCTGGTCGCCCTGCTGGGCCTGCTGGGCCTGCTGGGCCTGCATCTGCATCATGGCCATCTGCTGCATGGCGGCGCGCTCTCGCAGCACCGTCAGCGACGGGACGATCTTGTCCGGGTTGAGGTTCAGGCCGCGAGCAGCCTCGCGCAGGATTTCCGCACGACCCTCCATGCCGACGATGTTCATGTCGAACGGGTTGGCCGTGATCTGGAGGAACTCATTGCGTCGGACCTGAGCCGCTTCCTTGGTGACCAGCGACAGCGCGCCGCGCGCGACGATCTTCAGGTCGCCCTTCAGCTCAGCATCCGGGTCGTACTGCATCAGCCACTGGTACGTGCGCTCAACGGATGGGCCGATGATGTGCCTGTCGATGGAGCCGACGAGCTGCTTCACCTGCTTCGAGGCGTTGCCGATCATCATGGACATGCCGGACGCCGTGCGGCCTGCACCACCCTCGCCTCCGGCCAGACCTGCCATGTAGCGCGGGATGCCCGAGTACTCATCCGCCAACTGGCTGAACCGCTCGAACACGCCCATCAGCTCGTGGGCGTTGGAGTTCGGCTGGAAGAACGTGATCGGCGCTGCGCTCGAGCCCATCGGGTCGCTCGTGGTCTGCCACAACTTCCACGGGTACATCTCGGTGACCGACTCGCCAGGCGGCAGACGGTCGACGTTCATCACCACCTGCGGGCCGGACGAGATGCCCAGGTTGTTGGCCAGCGCACGCGCCGCGCTGTTGCACATGTCCTGACAGTCCCGGATAACGTCAAACAAACTGTTGTGCCAGAACGCGCCCGGGATGTGGCTGAAGCCATCCGAGTAGTACGGACGCCGCTGCAACGGGTCGGGGTTGAGCACCGCCTTGATGACGTGGCTGCCGATGAGCCACGCCTCGATCTCGTACTCCTTGGACTCGTCCGGCACCTCGGCCTCGTCCATGCCCCACTCGCGCAGCATCTTGCCGCTGACGCTGCCCCAGTATTGCAGTGCGTCGATGAGGTCGGAGCGGTTCACGTCCGCCGACAGGGAGTCCCGCCCCTCGGCGCTGGCGCGGTCGGTGTCCACCGACAGCCACTCGTGCAGCCCGCCCGAGCCGTGCTCAGCAAGCACAGCCTTGATGGCGTCCTCGTCGTAGCCCTCGACTCCGATGAGCGCGTTGAGGTCCGTGCGGCTGAGCTTGTGCCGCTCGATGAGGAACGCATCGTGAACCGACTTGGCCCACGGAGCAGGGTAGATGTTGAACGGGTCCACACGCTCGAACTCGAGTTTGCGCTCGCGCTTGACGACCGGCTGGAACGTACCGTCCGGCGTCTGCTCCCACTTGAGCTGCGGGATCATCCGCACCACCGGGCCTTTGATGAACGCCGTCTTGAACGTCATCATGTCGTCGATGAACTGGTCCAGTGCGTCCAGCCAGCCGCCCTCGACGAGGATGTCCTCGATCATCTGCTCGGCCCGCTCCGCGTAGATGCGAGCGGTCTCCTCGATCTGGTTCTCCAGCGCCTGTTTGGCATCCAGCAGCTTCTGACGGATGTCCGCCACCGTCATCGGCAGCCCCATCATCTCTGCCTGAGCGGCCTCGGCGTACACCGCCTGCATGATGGCGTTGACCTCGGTCGGCGGAAGCTCCGGCACCGGCGTGGGCTTGATGGTGAAGGGCTTTTCGGTGCCCGTACCCAGTATCACGTCGGAGATCAACGACTTGGCCTGCCGCGCCTTGGTGGCGAACAGCATCATGTAAATCTCGGAGCCGCCCTGCTGGCGGATGCGGCTCAGCGTGTCCGGGTCGTACTCCCCCCGACGCGAGCGCACTGCCGACAACATCTCCTTCTCGATGGACTCCTTGGCTTCCTTGGCCAGTGACCAGTGCTTGCGGATGCACGCGGCCAGAGACTGCATCACTGGGTCGGCCTGCTGCTCGCGGGCGGCATTCACGGCTGCCGCGTTGGCTTCTTCCGCCAGCAGGGTGCTGAGCGGCTTGACAGACAGAATGCCGTTCACCGAGAAGGCCGGTGTCGGCTGGAGAGGGGGTTGTGACGGGGGAGTAAGACCGAGTTGCATAGGAGCCCTCGCGGGTGCTAACTGCCCGTATTATGGTAGGTTTTGCCTAGTAAGCATAGCGCACCTTCTCCACGGTCCGCTTGCCCGACTGCATACTTACGCCGCGAACGCCCATGTCGATCACGCTGTCGGCGTACTGGTTGGCATCGTGTATGTGCGAGTACTGGTTCTTCTCGGGTCGGTCTTCCAAGTCCCCGTTCTTGCGCATCTTGTACCGATACCCGTACCGGAACCCCTTGATGAGCATCTCGCACGACGGGTCGACAAGGTACATCGCCTTTCCTTCTAGCTGCATGAGCAGCAGCCGCTCGACCGCCTGAATCCGCCGCTCCGGGTCGTTGGTCGGGGGTCGAACGCACTTGAACCCGGCCTGCTTGAGTGCATCGACCAGCGTCATCTCGTTCAACTGCGTCTTGGCGAAGCCCGCAGGGTCTGGCGCGCACACGAACGTACAGCCCTGGAACCGACTGGAAATGTACGGGTTGAGCTTGGTGCGGATGAAGGTCTCCACGCCCATGTTCTCCGCCGTCACCTCGCCCAGCGTGAGGATGCGTCCGCGCGGATCGCGCTGCTTGAACACCGCCGCAGGCGTGCGCCCGAAGTCGATGCCGATCACGATGGGGTACGACTCTCCAGGGATGGGCCGCAGGGTGTCCTTGGCGATGTGGAAGTCCGCCGTGAAGGACTTCTCGTACACCGGGGTGCCGCTGAGGCTGCGACCGTACTCCGAGCGCAGGTAGACCCGCAGCCAGTCCTCGGTCTTGCCCGGGATCAGGTTGGGGTAGTAGTTCGGGTTGAGCGCCTTGATGTTGTCCGCCTCGGGGTGTACCAGCCACTCGTTGCCGTCTTTGTCCAGCAACGGCTCGGCCGGGTCGATGATCAGCGGCCCCTGCATGGTCTGGATGGTCAGGGCGTTCTCGCCGAAGCGGTCGATCCACGCGGCCTTGCTCAGGATGGCCGGCGGCTGCTTGAAAATGGCCCAGTTAGATGGTGGGTTCTCCATCTTGTCCCACCACCACGTCTCCTCATCGGGCATGTTGGTATCGAAGATGGCGCACGAGTGTGTCGGCCCGCCGTCCTTGGGGCTCGGGTAGCGGTTCAGTCGACCCAGCAGGCCGTCCACCACGTCCGGGTGCAGCTCGCGGCACTCGTTGCCCCACAGGAACGTCGTCTCCAGCGACAGGGCCTTCCGCACGTCGTCCGGTGTGTCCAGCGCGATGAACAGCCACTCGGACTCCACCCGCGTGCCGTCAGGCAGGTCGCCCTTGAGGATAAAGGTCTTCTCGACGGACCTCCACACACCGGCAGCACCTGGCGGCAACCAGTCGAACACGGTCTTTCGAGTCGTCAGGGCGAGTTGATCGGCAGTGTTTCGGACGATGACCGCCCGGGTTTTGCGCACCCCGGCAGCGTTGGGGTTCTGCCCACAGGCCAGCTTGACCAGCTCATGGACGCAGGTCACGGACTTACCACCACCCACCGGGCCTGCCAGCACCCGGACGTAGTGGTTGTCCAGCATGAACGCCGCCTGGGTTTCGGTTGGGGTGTAGTCGCTCATTGGAACGTATGGTCTTTCAGGGCGATGTGGAGCCAGACGGGTCCGCCTTCGGGGGCTTCGCCTTGGTATTCAGGCTCGCACCAGCACTCGTCGCTGTGGTCGTGGTCGTTAATCTCCTCCATGGGGATCAGGTGCCACTCTCCCACGGGGCTTTCGGCCGGTTCAGTCATCGGAGCCTTCCATGGGGATGTCCAGCACGTCGATTGGGCGCAATTTGGGGCTTGCGGCGTTGCCCAAGGTGACGTTTTGGCCTGGCAGGTTGATGTTGATCTGGAATCCGGTGCCCGCCTGGGTGTTTTTGTCCTCCTTGGGCTCCAGATTCCCCACTTTTATGAGGGTTTTGAGGGTCTCGAGCTTCTGCATGAGGCCCACATCGTTGCTCATGGCCTGCACAAAGACCTGGTCCATGAGCATTTCGGCCTGCATGGCGGCTTTCTGGCGCACGATCCAACCGTCTTTCTCCAGTTCGGCCTTCTTGGCGGCCACCGCGACCTGCAGCGGCTTGTAATCCTGGAGCTTTTCCCACTGGG